ATGGATCTGTTAGAAATGATACCAGTGATCAGATTTCTTAACCTTATAATGGATTGAAAACTTTATTTGATGACTATGCTACTAACATTGCATACAAGAAGACACGTCATGAAGAGAAAGATTTATTCTTACGCAGTGGTAGTCCGTTAATTAGACCTGTTGATTTTTCTGTATTAGAATTCATACCTGGTATAACTCCTATAGAAAGTCCAGTAAGTAGCACCAATCTTCCATCATTAAATTCTGCCAGAAATGCCTATGTATTTACAAACCCATCAGGCAATACTACGTTAGATAATCATATTGATATAGATTTTCCAGATGATGTTCTTACTGGTGGTTTCTCTGTTGAGTTTTGGTTTAATTGTACAAAGAGTAGTACAAGTTTCATTATGACACAAGTTAATCCTACTGGTGGTGATCCTAGTAGTTCTTGGAGAATTGAAAGAAACAACTCTGAACCTGATACGATAGAATTTGGTATCAATAATGGTTCTGGATTTGGTGGTGGTGAAACTATTTCTAGTGCTTTTCCTGATAACGAATGGCTTCATTGTGTTTGTACCTTTACTAGTGGAACTGCCAAAATTTATTTGAATGGTTTATTAGAAACTCAAAATAATTTTGCTACTACTACTCCAACTCATCAAGCTAATAATATACTTAGAATTGGTGCAAGAATGAATAGTTCACCATATGATTATGAGGGAGAGATAGGTGAGGTTCGTATCTATAATAGAGATCTTAATGATGGAGAAGTTTATCAGAATTGGAATGCTACTAGGATTAAGTATCAGCAATCAGTTGGTCCTAGTACCCCCTGGGTAGCAAATGCTGTAAGCAGAGCTGGAGCTCAGGTTTGTACTGGTGTTGTAACTGATAGCAACCTTCAATTATTCTATGATTTTGGAAACAAATCTTGTTATGATCCAGCACATAATTTATTTCCAAATGGGAGGAGACCAGGTCTTAATTGGAGTGGTGCTGGTCCAGCTGCATCAATATTGACAGAAAATACTAAAGAAGTAAAAGCACCAGACGGTACATATACTGCTACAAAATGGGAGATGACTGGTACTGATCCATATTTTTATCATCAAGGTACTTTAACTGCAAATAAAACATATACAATGAGTGTTTGGGTTAAGGCAGGAACTAATATGTCAGGTGATGTACTACAACTGAGAATGGGTGCTGCTCCATATTCTACATTTGCTAATTCAACTATTCCTGCTGATGGATCATGGAAGAGACTCACCTTTACAAAAACAATTGGTGGAAGTGATGAAACAAATGTGAATATAGGATTTGAACCACAGACTAATCCAAGTGGAAACCCATCTTCAGGTGATGTGATTTATGTTTGGGGTGCTCAATTAGAAGAAGCACCTGTAGGTAGTGGTACAGACAGAACTCCCTTTAGACTTATACCAACAGAGGGAACTGTTGTAGAAAAACAAAATATAGTATATAATATTAAAAATATTATTCCTCAAGGATACTGGGGATTTCAAGGTGGTAATGGACAAATAAGTGGTGGCGGTGGTCAATGGGCAAGTAGTGATCCTAGTTACGATCCTTTTCCTACTATGCCTCAAGGATATCTTAATTTTGATGGAACTGGTGATTTTATAAGGATTAGTAACACTACTGCTATAGCATTTGTTAACACTCTTATTTCAATTGATGCGTGGTTATATATTGATAGTTTGTCTACACAATTTTCTATAGTTAATAAGAGAGGAAACAATCAAACTGAAAATACTAATAGACCTTATAATTTTGAAGTGAGAACTGATGGAACATTGAGATTGGCTCTAGAGAATGCTAGTACCGTATGTGATTCAGCAGCTGGATCAATTCTTACAGGAGAGTGGGTTCATGTAGCAGCAACTAATGGTGGTGGTACTGCTAGAGTTTATAAAAATGGTGTTGAACTTGCCAATACTAGTAGCACTGGAACTACCTTATTTACAAATACAAATAATATTTCAACTAGAATGGTAGGACGTTATACTAATAGTTCTTTTGTTTATGGTGATGGTAAGATAGGTGAGATTCGTATGTATAGTGCTGGATTATCAGCAACACAAGTCCTTCAAAACTTCAATGCTACACGTGATAAGTACGGAGTCTGATAAATACATAAAGCAATAATAATTACTGAGGAATTTAGGTAATGGCAAGGAAAACCATTCAAAGTAACTACTATCTCTTTGATGCTTCAGCGAGAGAAGTTATTATACCTGGTGGTATACAAAGAGAAAATTTAATCCTTATCACAAACGTTAAGGATAATAAGATAGTATATAATTTCTCAGACCCTGAACTGACTGCTACTACTTACACTATTCAGACTGATATCAGAAACGTTACAACTACTAGGGTTGTTCTGGCATATGATACTACTGGCATGTCAGATAGTGATCAATTGCAGATCATTTATGATGACTTTGAAGAGACTGTAAAACCAGCAGAGACATATAATGATGCTGTAAACAAGTCTAAAGTTTCTGAAGCACAGTCACAGATTGATACTGACTTTGAGTATGGTACTCAGGATACTAAGTGGGAAGCGTTGGCAATGATCAACAACAACCCATTTGCTTATAAGTCTCAGGACGCAATTACTATTACAGAAATTCAAACTACATCTGGTAGTAGAGAGATGGCAGTGTCATGTTCTACTCCACCTGATGCTGGATCTGCAATTTATGTTCAAGACACAACATTCCCTGGTGCTAATGGTGTATTCATCATTGATAGTAAAAGCACATCTGGTGGTTTTGTTGGATTCAAATACACTGCTAAGTATGAGTGGCCAAGTGGTACTGGTGGAACAGATATCTATGACTCAGCAAGAACAGTAATTTATAATGGTATACATTTCACTGGTTCAGATCTTGGTGGAACGATTACACTTACCAGTGGATCTGGAACGATGGCAGGGTCAGTTCAAGTTGATACATCACAAGCTCATGGTTTAGAAGTAGGTAATGAGATTGCTATTGCAGGTTCTGCTGGTACTAATGTTAATGGATCATGGGAAATTGCTAGGGTAGAGAGTCCTACTCGTTTTTATTACTTCCCAGACGCTGCTCCTAGTGGATCAGTAGGTACTGGTACTATTAAACTTTATCCAAGACCACAAGGTAACTCAATTCATAGAGCATTTGATGGTGGTGTAAAGTTCTCTACAAACTCTGCTTCTAAGAATCAACAGGCAGTTAGACAAACAAAACGTTACTTCCGTTATCAATCTGGTAAAGGTGTAGCGTTCTCTACTGGTTCTATTCTTGAACCTGCAATTCCAAACATTGATAGTATTACTGCATCTGGAACTACCGTTACTGTAGTAGCATCTGATGCTCATAACGTTACTAGAGATACAGTTGTTGATGTTCGTACTTGTGATGATAATAACTACAATGGATCTTATGCTGTTACTAATGTTATTGACCCATATACTTTTGAGTATGTTGTTCCTAGTGCACCTACCGATTCAACTGCATCAGGTGAGTATACTGTAACTCCTACTAATGCTTATGGTACTAGACTAGAGATTGGTATGATGGATCAGCAGAACGGTGTCTTCTTCCGTTATGCTAGTGGTAATTTAAGTGTGGTTCGTAGAACATCTACTTTCCAGTTGTCAGGTAAAGTAACTGTGACTGCAGGAAGTACATTGGTTTCTAGTTATACAGGACCAAACCTACAAGGTACAAAGTTTTCAAAACAATTAAAACCAGGTGATAATATAGTCATTCGTGGTTCTTCTTATCGTGTTGATGGTATCATCTCTGATACTCAGATGGTTATCTTCCCTGACTATCGTGGACCTACAGCAAACAGTGTTCCTGTAACTAAGACTGTAGAAACAGAATGGAATCAGTCTGACTGGAACATTGACCGTTGTGATGGATCTGGTAAGACTGGTTACACTCTTGACCCAACCAAGATGCAGATGTTCTACATGGACTACTCTTGGTATGGTGCTGGTTTCGTTCGTTGGGGTTTCCGTGCATTGAATGGTGACGTTATCTATGCTCATAAGATTCCTAACAACAACCAGAACACTGAAGCATACATGAGATCTGGTAACCTACCAGCTCGTTATGAAGTTAATACTCTTCCACCATCAACAGTTGCATCAAGAAGCTTCAGTTCTGGTGATGGAACATTGTATATTAATAATGCACCAACTCATTTCCCAACTAGTGGAACTCTAAGAGTTAGACAAACTTCTGGTGCTACTGCAGGTATTACAGAGTATATTAACTATACAGGAAAGACATCAGTTGTTCAGGATGTTATTGCTGTAAGTGCTGCTGGTGATACGATTGAAGTGGCATCTACTGCTGGACTATCTCCAGGTGGACAACAGACAATTACATTTGACACACCGTTCTCTAACATTGTTGCTAATAAAATATATTATGTTGCTGCAGTTCCTTCAGCTACTACATTCCAAATAACTTCTACTATTGGTAGTTCAACTGGTATTGCATTGGATGATGCTACTGGTTCTCCATTGTCTCCTCTTTCTCGTGCTTCTGCTGGATCATTCACAGGATGTGTCAGAGAAAAAGCAGGTGCTACTGGAGTATCTTTAACAATGGCTAGTGGTGCTTCTAGTGGTACTGTAAGTAGTGCAACAGGTATTCAAAAAGGACAGAGAGTTATAGGTACTAATATCCCTGCTGATACTTTTGTACATAGTATTTCAGGATCTAATATTGCATTGAGTAAAGCAGTTACTAGTGCTAACCCAACTGGTGTTATTTTCTCACCTCTTGGTGCAGCTTCAGCACAGTCATTTACTTATAGTTCAACACAACCTATTGGAGTTGAACTGATTGGTGCAACTTCTGTACCACAGATAAGTCACTGGGGTTCATCAGTTATTATGGATGGTAAACTAGATGATGACCGAGCATATGTTTACACTGCTGCTACTAAACGACAAGGTGGAATACAATCAGGACAAACCAGAGCGATTATTGCTCTACGTGTAGCACCATCTGTTGACAATGGTATTCCTGGTAACTTTGGTAGTAGAGAACTTGTTAATAGGATGCAGTTGGTTTTATCTCAGGTTGACATCTCATCTAATGGTAAGTTCTTCGTTGAGTTGGTGTTGAATCCTATTCCTAATATTCAAGGTACATGGGTTCCTGTTGGAGGTACTTCTCTAGCACAATTTGCTATTATGAATACTGCTACTGAGTTCACTGGTGGAGAAGTTATCTTTGGATTCTATTCTGATAATGGAGTTAACAGTTACAACTTAGCAGAAGTTAAAGAGATATCTAATAGTATATTAGGTGGTGGTAGTGATAATTATGATGTATCAACTACACCTAACCCAACAGGTATCTTCCCAGATGGTCCTGAAGTTCTAGCGATTCGTGCTACAAATATTACAGGATCACAGAAAGGAATTGACGCACGTTTCTCTTGGAAAGAAGCACAGGCATAAATAGAATGGCCTTGATGTGTTATAATGACAGATGAAATAAAAGAAGAGGTAGTTGATAACGAAGATACGAAAGTTGAGAAGAAAAGTATATTTGCTAAGGCAAAGGACGCAATTCTTCCCGACCCCGAAGAGCAAGCAGCAATCATAAGTACATTTGTGAGAATTACAGTGCTGGCCTGGTCTGGAGGGATCTTAACTTTAAACTATGTCGCCATACCTGGCGTTCCTCAACAGAAAATAGATCCGACATTTATAGCTTCAGTTTTT